AAACATCCCGCGATTTGGATCCCAAATGCCCTGCGCCGTTAAGTTGTTTAGCGTCTGGTTCAGACCCTCTTGTCCACCTTCCGCAATAATGTCCGTGAAAAATTCCGCAACCTGACTACCAAACTGCGGGGGCACAAAGCCCAAGGCACGAGCAATAGGTATACCCTCTAACGAACCAATCGCCGTGGCATACGCCGTGCCCTGACGTGCAATTTCGTCTGCTTCAGCATCCGATTTGCCTTGTTCCTTTGCAAATGCATACGCTTCGTCGTACATCGAACCAGCGTTAACCAACGCACCACCCGTCGAGGCTAAAGTAGCCGCTAACACAGGAGCCGCCGCTGGCCCCGCTAAAAGAGCAGGAGCCGAAAGACCAATAAACGCCAGCGCACTACCAAGGCCGTTGCCCACCTGATAAGAAAACGAATCTGCATCGCCGGGTTGGCCCACAAGGTCGGAACCCTTTTCTCGAACGGTGTTCGCAAAAGCACCCCAATACGTTTCGTCCATTGGAATACCCGCAGCTTCCATCGCTGCTTTATGTTCCTCAGTTGCGTTAAGAATACGCTGCTGCTCAATGTTAATGCGACCCATAACAATCGCAGCGTTCCGACCATTCGAAAGCGTAAGTCCAGACAAATACTCCAATGGATCATCAGACGCCATCAAACCACGAGCTATCGTCTCATCCGACATCAACTCGTTCATCTCACCCTGCAAACGAGAAAGCTCTTCACCAGCATATGATAACGTTGCTGCATATGCCTCTACCGCCGAGGCAGCATTTGCTTTTTGTATTGCTGATAAACCCGTCGCCCCTGAAGCAAAAGTCTCAACAAGCCCATTCCCAATACCCTTAGCTAAATCAGAAATAGAATCACCAAGCGTTCGACCCGAATCCTCAACAACACCCGCACGGTTGCCCGGAGCGGCTGTCTCACCAACTTGCGCAGCATTCTGGAACGCTTTGGCGTTCTCCGCAGCAGCTAAAAAATTCATGCCCGCGGCTGCACGTACCTCTGGCGAAATATCCATGTCAGGCACACCGTCCATGTCAGCGTCCAAGAACATAGAACCATCAAACAATTGAGCCGCCAACTGCTCTTGAAACTCAAAAGACCCCGGAGCATAACCCGCAGAAGCAACCGTCATCGCCGCATTAACCATATCGTCTTCAATAACAGTGCCAGAAACCTCCGCAACAAGCTGATCACCGTTCAACGCAAAAACAGAAAGAGTACCAATGTCATCGTTGTACTCAACACGATAAGGCTTGTCCTTGTACGTCGTCGCGTTCAAAACCTCCGTAACACTCGGCGTCTCAAACTTGTAGGTACTACCAAGCTGAACAACAGGAAGATCGCTAAACTCACCCGTATAAACAGCGTTCGCTACACCACCCGCCTCAATAACCTCGTAATTGTCCGGATTCAAACGATCCGCAATCCGAACGTCATTCGCATTCGCCTCAGTAATCGTGTCAAACGAATTACCATACGAATCCAAAACCCGCATCGTCCCGTCTTCAGCAAACGATAAATCATAATACTCGTCCGCATCGTCCGCACTAGCCTGCGCCTCATCAACCGACACCCAGTCAGGTGTCGTATACGATATCGGCGGTACATCCTCGTCTCCAACATAAACACGAACCAACTCATCCTGCTCATTCGAATCTATCCGGTAATTGCTCGGATCCTCATACGACGAAACCTGACGATCAATAACAATGTCCGAAGCCGCCGCACTATCAACGTTCGTAAACTTCTGACCAGCCTTGTCCGTCACATACGCCTGACCACCCTCAACAACAATGTCCAACGATGAAGCAGGCTTCGAGGTCCCAGATGCAATTTCAGCAAAACTCGGAACCGTGTAGTTCCCATTCGTGGGCGGCGGCTCACTACCTATGTACTCCTTCTGTAAATCACCACGCTCGTCACTCGTAACAATCCAATTCGCTGGATCACTCCAAGATGCACTACGCGCAATGTTAGGATCCACAACAGTCGTAGTCGTAGTCGTCTGCTGGTTGTCGTCCCGGTCATTGTCACTGCCAACACCACCTAAACCAACACCACCCTCATACGTCGAACTACCAGAACCCGCACCACTCAAATCTAACGTGTCACCAGCATATATCTTGTCAGGATCCGTGATCTGCGGATTATCAGCCATAATCTCCGCAACAGACATGTTGTTCTTCTCAGCTATCTCACTGAGAGTGTCACCCGCCTGAATTTCATATTCTTCATCGTCGTCATCGCCACCGCCACCGCCACCGCCACCGCCACCGTCGTCGCCTCCCCCATAAGCAATCATAGCTCTCAAAGGATTCCAACCCAATAAATCAAGCAGCGTTTTCATGCCATACACCTTTATTCGGGAAAGACCCGTTTCGTTTTCCTCTATGCGCAAAAACTTCCGTAACGTCAGGATACTGTGTCACAAACTGACGACGCATCTCCTTGCACATCCACAATACATCATTTCGACCATGTGGCGCAATCATATCTACAAAAACCATAACCTCACCAGAACGACGAGAAAAAATCTCCTCGCCGCTGTAGTTTCGAGTGTCAAACTCCTCACGCGTCATAAACGCCCAAGTAATCAAACCAACACACTCGCCATCCCTATAAAACAACCTAATCTTATTATTCGCAATCGCAGGCAACAACCTCCACGCAATCGTTGCCGACTTCAACGTACTATACGGGGGGACCGTGGTCCACAGGGATAAAGCATCTTTGAGTGTGTCAACCATAAACCCACCTTATAATAAACCCAAACGAAAATACACCCGCGATTTTTCTCGGCCCATGGGACTCCAATGGAATTATACACGAATGAATTTACAAAACTAATAGTAGAGGCCGACGCAGTGCGCACGGTCCCCCAAAAAAGGGGGGTGGGGTCGCGGGGCGGGGCGATGCGATGCTGCGATGCGGCGCAGTAACCCCCAGCAATGCTGCAGTGCAGAGGTCAGCAGCTTGCATATTTACTTGTGGATAACTTGAAATTAATTGCATTGGGGGTGTTGACATTCTGCAATTTATCCCCCATAACTATGTTATGGCCCGTCACTGGGAGGGGCCACTCAATTAGAAGGAAAGTATCATGGAAAAGACTGAAACACTCGGACGGATCGCAACAGTCGAAGCCCAAATCAAAGCACTCACAACAGAACGTGACGCGCTGCGGGAATATGCGATTGAGAACGGCTGGGCGACTTGGACCTACACGGTTCGGATGAGCGCCCCGTCATTGGCATGGTGGAAGGAACATCGCCCTGCCACTTGGGAGAAACACGCCAAGGCAACCCAAGTCAAAAAATTCACCTTGGTATAACTCAACAGGGGGCTTCGGCCCCCACTCAACAAAGGAAAGAAACAATGCCACTACACTACGATTTAAGAAACGTGAAAGCGGACTGGAAAAACGACGACGTTTGGCCCATCACTAACTCACTCATCTGGGGCACAATGTCCGTTGGCATGGGTGATATTACCAAGAAAAACTGGCAAGAGTTTTACACCCGCTGCCACATCATCGAGACAATCCATGGTAACTGGCTTGTAGATAAAGACGGCAAGGCACGTTACATCACTCCCGACGATGTAGAGTCACATATTGGGTTGTACACCAACGCCAGCACCTTGACCAAAGCGGCGTTTAAAACCAGCGTTGATCGCCGCTTGCGCCAGCAAGCCAAAGATGCAATGCGCAAATAGAACTTGCATTCCCCTTGTGCATGGTGTACAAGGGGAACATCTCAATTAGAAAGGAAAGTGAGATGAAAGATTTTGAAGAAAAGCTACGCGACTTGGTTTGGTCCTTGATCGAAGAAAAGGTCACAGCCGAAGTCGTTAAAAGAATCGATGATATCGTCAACCTTGACGACGTCGAGGGCAACAAGCCCGAGAACATCTTAGAGACTAAGGACTTTGAAGAAAAGGTCGATGAGATGATCGGTGATTACATCCGTTACAATGTGAACGTTAGCCTTGACTGCTGATGAGATAAAAAAACAGAACAGGGTCCGCCTTATCGGGTGGGTCCTGCTTTTGTTTTCGTGGTTGCTGATGTTGGTGTTATTCATCAGCGCCATTCAATGTTTTGATACTGGCTTATGCTTTAACTAGGGAAGGAAACAATATGCCAAGAACATCTTTCGGAAAAACCCGCAGTGCGGATCAACCATACGCAACCTATTCCAGCCCATACGGCTGGACTTGGAAGGTACTGAAAACCTACAAGCACTCAAGTGCTGAACGCACGGACCCATATGCCCGTTGGTTTGTGGCAGCAACATCGCCACACATGCACGATGGATCATATGAGATGGGTGATACCTATGCCAGTGAAGTGACGCGCAACGGCGCACTGATCGATGCGGATCCAGAATGGATGGATGAGTACGGCGCACCTGTTATAGGTTAAACAATCCCTCGCCCGGTGGGTTAACCGGGCACTTTCCTTTCGGAAGGCCCGGGTACGAAAGTGCTCGGGCCTTTTGGCGCGAAGCGCAGGGCGCAGGGCACGGATCGCAGGGCGCAGGTCCCTCGCTTCGCTCGGAAAAATTTGTCAAGCCGCAGGACGAAAGTGACGCTACGTCACTTTGAAATAAAAATTGTTGACTGGTTGGTTGCTGTTTGGTATCAATAGGTATGAGCAATGATGCTCATTCAACAAAGGAAAGTAAAATGAAAAAATCTTACATCGAAAACAACACTCTCGAAATCAACATCAAAGTTGAGCTTGGCGAGATCCACGCTTTGATCGAAGAGTTGACCCCTGAAGAGGGCGACGAGTTGGGATACCGTGGCAAGAGCCTGCTGAAAAAGCTGGAGGAAATCCGCCGCGAAGCTGTCGAGGATGCGCGGCGACAGTTCGAACACATGGCCGAGTTCGGGTCCTAATCAGGAGGGGCTTCGGCCCCTTCACCAACCATCAACAAGAAAGGATAACCAAGGGGCCTCGGCCCCTTTACTTTTTGCAAAAGCAAAAAAGCCGGGCCGCAGGGCCGCAGGGCGCAGGGCCGCAGGCTAAAATAAAACTTGTAACCAGCGCACAATCTGCTATTCTGACAGCGTTCAATTAGAAAGGAAAAGAACATGCAACACGCTATCATATACAACGGGCCAAGCCTCTTGGATGGTAAGCCTATCGTCGTTATCGCGACGTACTCAAACCGCAACAAAAAGACAGGGCACGTTGTGCAAACTTATATCTTGCGGTCCGATATTAACCCACTAGAAGCAAGCAAAACGGGCGCGGACTTTTCTATCTGCGGCAATTGCATAATGCGCGGCGAACCTACCACGGATCCAAACCGCAAGATCGCCAAGGGCCGCAAGTGTTACGTTAACCTTGGGCAGGGCGTCTTGATTGTCTACAAGGCATTCTTGCGCGGCGTATACGCGCCCGGGGATCCGCGCACCATGGGCCGCGGGCGGTTCGTGCGCGTCGGGACGTATGGCGACCCGGGCGCGGTGCCGTCCGAAGTGTGGGACGAATTACTAGCAGAAGCGGACACTTGGACAGCCTACAGCCACCAAAGCGGATGGCGTCCCGATATTGCCATGCAATCCGCGGACGATTACGCGCAAGCACTAGCTCACTGGAAGCAAGGACACCGCACGTTCCGTGTAATCGCAGACTTGTCCGAAATAGATAAAGCTAACGAGGCGCTATGCCCTGCATCAAAAGAGGCGGGACGCCGCGCACAATGCACAGCCTGCAAACTTTGCAAGGGATCCAGCAAAGCAAAATCAATCGCAATCGTCGAACACTAAACCAGAGGGCCACGGCCCTCTTTTATTTTGCCCTAGCGCATAGTACCATGACGCTAGGGCGCAGGCCGCAGGAAATGCGCCTCTAAAATAGGGCGCAGGGCCGCAAACAAAGGCGCAGGGCCGCAGGCCCGCAGGACGCAGGCCGCAGAGCACCCTTTATCAACGACCTCTGGCCCCTGATCACCCCCAAATAAAAGTAGATCACGCTCCTTGGCCCTCTTTACTAAGATGAAACTTTTTCCACCACGAGCGAAATAAGCCATATTCCAAGCAACTTGATGAGGAGAGAGATTTATCCGACTTCCTTTGCTTACCTTGAGTTCCATCCAGAACGGCATACCATCCCAGACAAGGTGCACATCAGGTACACCGCCGCCGTGTTTGTTCTCAATCCTTGTCGCGAAGCAATTCTTGGGCAGGTTCGTCCTGATCGATTGCCAAAAGTTCGCCTCTGGTCCCTTGCTCATCTGGCGTGATGTCCTTTGCTGTGCCTTCAATCACAAACGCCTGCGGATACTGCTTCTGCAACGCTGCCAATCGGGCTGTGATTTCATCCCGAGACATCTGATCGATGGAGTTGATTTGTTCCCGCCTGTCTACAGTCAAGCCACCCAATGCAGAGCGGATCTTTTCAGCGTTGATAGCTGCGGAGAATTGCCCTGCGTCCTCGGCCCCAAGCGATAGTTTATGC